CTAATTGGAATGGATTTTAACGTAAATCCCATGACAGCAATAGTGTGCCAGCGAGATGCTAATAAGTTGTACTTGTTAGAAGAGATATATTTAGAAGATAGCAACACGCAAGAGATGGCAGATGTTATTAATGCAAGATACCCACAATGGAAAGGGCGAATAGTAATATTCCCTGATCCTGCAGGTAGAGCAAGAAGCACTAAAGCAAGATTTAATGATACAGACCATAGCATACTTAGAAGTGCTGGACTTACATTGAATATACTAAACAAAGCTCCGTTTATTGCTGATAGAATTAATTTAGTAAACGGTCTTATAATGAACGCAAACCGGGATAGACGATTGTTTCTTAACAAACAAAAATGCCCACAAATGGATAGGACACTAAGAGGCTTGGTGTATGATGAGAAGACACAACAACCAGATAAGCAAGGTGGTATTGACCACTTGTCAGACGGACTTGGATATCTCGTATGGACCTTATGGGGCCAACCAACTACTCAAGTAGGATCCTTTTAATGATGATAAATACACGGATGAGAGATAACAGATGCCATACAGTAATATAGAAAAGAAAGATCATTACTTCCGAACAATGGAAGAGAAATGGGATCTAGTGAATGCACTTTGGGGTGGTACAGATGCCATGCGAGGTGCAGGCGAACTTTATCTTCCTAAGTTTAGGAGTGAGGATAACGAAGTCTATGCTATGAGACTTAAAACCTCCACACTTTATAATGCCTATAAGCGATCGGTACAATCAAATGTATCCAGGCTATTCAGTAGTGAAATAACTATTGATGGTGTAACCGATGCAGCAATGAAACCCCTCGATAATGTGGATTTAAGAGGCAGAGCACTTACAGAGTTTATGGCAGACACTGTAACACAAGCAGTCAAGTATGGCGTATCTTACATATTAATTGACCATCCTAAAGAAGATCAAGTAGGTACTGAGTTTGTAGAAGCTAGACCTTACTGGATCAATATTAAACCCACCCAAACCTTATCAGTTAGAACACAAAGAATATTAGGGGTTGAGACACTAACCCACTTCAAGTACTTTGAACAAACAACCAATACTGACGCCACATCAATAGAAGAATTTACAGACCTAATTAGAAGCTTTACACTAGACCCTATTACTAAAATAGTTGAGTTTGTAGTGTATGAAAGACACCAGAACGGTGGATGGATGATTACCGACGAAGGCACTATGGATGGGCTCACTTATATTCCTGTAGTTGCTGTTTATGGTCAATGGAAAGATTACATGTTTGGCGATCCTGTTTTATTCGACTTAGCTGAAATGAATATAAGACACTGGCAGTCAGCTTCAGATCAACAATGGGTTCTGCACTTCGCAAGAACACCTATTCTGTTTGGTAAAGGACTAACAAGTATTGATGCCAATACAGGTGAAGAGAAAGCTATTGCAGTAGGGCCTAACGCCTTAGTTATGAGCGGCAACCCTGAGAGCGATCTTAGATATGTAGAACATAGTGGACAGGCAATAGAGTCAGGTAGAAAAGACTTACAGGACTTACAAGATCAAATGTCTGTAATTGGTTTGGATGTTAGTGTAAACACACCAGGCAACCGAACTGCTACAGAAACATCAATAAATACAGCACAAGCCCAATCATTATTAAGGCTAATAGCAGTACAAACAGAACGAGCTATTGAGCAGTGTATTTGGATTACACAAGATTATATGGGGATTGCGTCAGAAGTTCATGTAGATATTAACATGGAGTATGCGGACACAGGCAATACAGAAGCAATGACTAAGATCATGGAAATGTATCATGCGGGACTTGTAACAGCCCAGGATGTATTGATCGAAGCCAAGCGTAGAAAGATACTACGCGATGAACAATCTATAGAGGACATAGAAAATGACAGAAGAAGAGATACTAGCACTACAGAAGCAAGTGGAGACACTAACCCAGGAGAGGATAGCCCTGCTGAGTAAGCGGGATGAGCTCCTTGACAAAAATAATGAGCATAAGCAGTTCGCTGATAGCGTTAGCAGCCTTGGCGGCTTGGATACTATTAGAGAACTGGTTGAGACGTCACATAAGCAAGCAGAAGAATCAAATGATGTTGACAAACTAAAGTCGCATTACGCAGAACTGTTAAAAGCCGAACAGGATAAGTCTAATAGATTATCTAGTTCTTATATAAGTGAGAAGACAAGTTCAGCACTAACTAAAGCAATCACTGATAAAGGTGGTAATGCTAAATTATTAGAGCCAATACTTAGGTCGCGCATTCAAGGCGAGATACAAGATGGCACAGTAAAGATAAAGGTTTTGGATGGCACCAATAGTCCAATGCTAGTAGAAGGGAGGGACGCAACTATCGAAGATCTCGTAAATGAGTTCTCCCAAAATCAAGATTATAAACCAGCTTTCGATGCTATCGCAAAGTCGGGGTCAGGCGCTAAAGCAGGCCACGGCAAAGCAGCGGAGACGTTTACTGTTAAAGTCGGGGAGGCAGGCAACTTGGAAAAGATGTCAGAGCTTTATAAGAAGTCGCCGCAGAGGGCTAGAGAGTTAATGCGCGAAGCAGGTTTTGGTAGTGAGTAAGGCAATGCCAAACTCACAACCGGTTATGCCGGTATATAAAAGCAGTCGTAAGGTTATGCCTTATCCAGTAATCAGTAATGCTGAGAGTTGGAGTGACAACAAAACACAACCATTAATGTCATAACTCAGGAGAATTATAATATGGCTACTACAAGATTATCGGACATCATTGTCCCAGAAGTATTCGCACCATATGCGTTACGTCAAACATTAGAAACAAACCGTTACATCCTTTCAGGCGCAGTAGCAGTTGACTCAGTACTATCTAGCTTTTTAGCAGGTGGTGGTTCAACTTACGAAATGCCTAAGTTCGTAACACCAGAAGACGACTATGCTGTATCAAGCGACGACCCAGCAGTAGACGGCGTGCCAATTGGCGTTACTGCCAATGCCGACGTAGCAGTACGTCTATCAAGAAACAACCACTATTCAAGCATGGCGTTGACTCGTGAGCTTGCTGGTGCTGATCCACTTTCAGCAGTTGTTTCACAAGTTGCGTACCTTACAAACAAGAAAAGAGAAAGTGAAATGCTATCTCAGTTAACTGGTTTGTTCGATACAGCACTTAGCGGTTTAGTTAGCGACATCGCTAACGAAGATGGCGACAATGCTACAGCAACAGAAGTGTTCAACAAAGACACCTTTATTGGTGCCACTGGTGGATTTGCTGATAGACTTAGTCCTAACACAATCATCATATGTCACAGCGACATCTATCGTAAGATGCAGATGGAAACTACTTTAGTTTCTCAAACCATCCCTGTATTGGGCGGAATTGATATTGAGATTCCTGTTTACTTAGGTCACCCTGTAGTTGTTGACGATCGTGTTGGCAAAGTTGCTGGTGGAACATCAGGCTTTAAGTATACCACTTACATCGTAAACCCAGGCACTATCGGAATAGGTTCAGGCTTATACGATACACTTGCGTATGAAGATGAAAAATCAGGCAACGGTGCTGGTCAAGAACTATTACGTATTCGTGATAGCTTTAGCTTCCACGTAGCGGAAACAGCATGGGTTGGAGCAGGTGTAAATCCAGACCAAACTGCTCTAGCAACAGGTTCAAACTGGGGTCTAGTAGGCGCTGGGAAAAATGTTGGAATGGCAAAACTCGTGAGCAATTAGTAACCATTTAAGCAATGCCCTTTATTATGTACGATAAATATGTAGTAGAGGGCATTACACATGAATGATACAGAATTACTTAAGAAATACCATCAACATAGACGATCTGTTACAAACAGAACAGATAGGAACGGGAATAAAATCTCGTTCCTATTGACTTTCGAAGAATGGAAAGACATTTGGATTAAGTCGGGTAAGTTACATTTAAGAGGTAAGCGTAAAGGCGAGTATTGTATGTGTCGAAGAAACGACACAGGTGACTACGAAGTTGGCAACGTTTACATAGACTTACACACAAACAACACAAAAGAAGCTAGAAAACACAGTAAAGATGTGTGGACTGGTAGGCAGCACACTGAAGAGTCTAAGAAGAAGATGAGTGAGTCTAGCAAAGGACAAGTTGTTTCTGACGAAACAAGGCGTAAACTGAGCGAAGCAGGGAAAGGTAGAACATTATCTCCCGAACACATAGAGAGTATTAGGAAATCAGTAGCTGGCAAACCAAAGTCAGAAGAAACAAAGCGTAAGATAAGTGAAGCTAATTCAGGGAAGACACGCACAGAAGAAACAAAGCGTAAGATGAGTGAAGCACAGCGCGGCAAGAAACATTCAGAAGAAACAAAGCGTAAGATGAGTGAATCAGCTAAAGCAAGAAAGAAAAACAGTAAATAGTAAAGGACATTACTAATGATAAAGATAGATCAAGAAAAGAGATTACACGCAGAAAGCGAAGCACGAGCATTCGCAGAGCGAGCAAAGCAAGACAATCGCCTAGCAGCGATAGAAAGCAAACTGGATCAACTATTAGTGTTGATGAATAAGAAAGGAAAATAAGATGGCAATAGTAGTCGAGATAGGCACAGGCGAAACGGACTCTAATA